CCAAGAGAAACAGATTGATCGAATTTGTTAAGGTTCAAAACAGAGCTATCAATGTTAAAAAATTCAGAAAAGAAAATTACACCTTAAACCAGCCTGTTTTTCTGTCTAAAGAGTCTTGACCACCTCAAAGATTAACTCTGATTTGAGCTATAACTACTACTTTGACATTATCTCTCCACGAGTTGACGGGGAAGTCAAGAATTTGAGGTTTGATACTAAGCATATTATGATTTTCTCTCAAAATCCGATTAAGGACTTTGCAGCAGTTTTCATTGCCAACGCCTCTTTAAAATCTTGGATGAACAAAAATCAAGAGGCCATCAAACTAAAAACTGCCGTAGAAGAATTTGTAGCCAACGGCAATGTCGGTTTTAAAAGAATAAAAGGAGGATATGAGATTGTTGATCCGCTTAATACTTATATTACCAACCAAAGAGCAGAAACGGTAGATGATACAGACATTATCGAACGCCACGAAATGACAGCTTCACAACTCAAAAGAATGACTGAATGGGATCAGGATGTTGTTGATAGGGTTATAAAGGAATTAGGAAACAAATCATTTAAAGCTTCAGAGATGACTACTCCTATTCCTTCATCACAGAAAAGATATGAGATTTTTGAATTTACAGGTGAAGTGAATGAAAAAGAATTCAATCAGGTAAGAGGATTAGAAGGTGGAGACGAAAATAAATACTTTCTTGCAAAAGTTGTAGTTGCAGGTTTGAAAGAAAATGGGACGGGTGAAAAGTTTACCCTCTTTGCTGAGAGATTGTCAGGTAAGTTATCTGATTATTACCTTTATGCTCATCGTGGTAGATACGAAGGTAGATTTTGGCGGGTTGGAATGTATGAGCTTCTCTTTGACCACCAGATTAGGGCCAACGAAATCGGTAATCAGTTGGCAAGAGGACTTGAGTGGGCATCAAAGGTTATCTTCAGAAGCAAAGACTCAAAAGTGTTGCAGAATATAAGAGCAGATTTAGACAATGGAGATGTAATTATTACTGAAGATTTAGATCAAGTAGATGTCAGAATGCGAGGGTTAGACCAACTCATTGCAGATTGGAACAGATTGATGAATGACGCCGATAGATTGTCTAATTCCTATGAGATTGTGAGAGGTGAAACTTTGCCATCAGGAACACCATTCAGAATGGGACTTCTAATGGACGAAAATGCAGGAAAGTTGTTTGTCCTAAACCGCCAGAAAATTACTATTCCGTATAAGCAGGTATTCAGGGATTGGGTTTTACCAGAGTTAGTTAAGGATTTATCAGGCGAGAAAATGTTTATGTTTACAGGCGATACTGAAGTTTTAGACCAACTGAGGCAAATTCTTGTTGAAAACTGGTATGCACAGAATTTAGTTGCTATTGGCCCGCACACCAAAGAAGTAGCAGATGCAATTAAGCAAGAAAAACTTGACGAAATTAGAAAGGTTGACCCAGCAATTAAAAATTCAAAAGAGATTTGGGATGGTGTTTTACCGAGATTATTTGTAACCATAACAGGTGAGAATTACGAATTTACAGAACAAGTTCAGGATTTGGTTCAATTGGTTGGACTTGAACAAGACCCAGAAAGAATTAGTTGGATACTTGACCAGATTTATAGAATTCGCAATATTCCTATTCCACCAAAACGAGAGGAAAAGCCAGCAGAGCCAATGCAATCTTTGACAAAAACGGGAAGGCAAGCAACAATGACGCCAGAAATCGGAGCACCAGAATCGGGAACACCAGCAGGTAATCAGCAGGAAGTGGTAGCTAACCAGTAAAATGTCAGACACAGATTTTGTCGTAACATTTGAAAATTTTGAAGATGGATTTTCTCCTTTGGCTCATATTGACAACAAGACCTTTAAGGGTTCAAAAGGTCAAGCTTCGGAGATGAAAGCTGATTTAATATCAAATCCTGGCTTTATTCAACAATCACCAGCTTTAGCGGATTTGACTAATGGAAATCAAGCAGGAGTAGTAACCGAGCCGATAAGGTTCATTTTGGACAAACCAACAGCTTCAGACACGACTTTTGCGGTCGGAACAACAAAACTTTTTAAATTGAGTTCTACAACGGTGGCAAGTAGTGGGTGGCCGAAGAGCATATCAAGTATGGTAGAAGGAGAATCAATAATCCGCCTTAAAAACAATTTGTATGTTTTTTACAATACATCAACCGCTGGGAAAATTGCGGCAATGCCTGTAGATGCGCAATTGCAGTATCGTAGCCCACAGACAGCAGCAAACGATACGGGCATCGGAACAATAGCTTGGCAAGAGGTTGACGAGGCGAAAACAAAAAACAATCTTCACGCTTACGCAGAAGATACTAGTGGTACAGTGAAAATATCAAACTATTTAAAACTGACTAATTTTGGATTCAATGTGCCAAGCGACGCAACGATAAAAGGTGTCCAAGTGAAAATTAGGCGTTATGCGGACACCGCACCATCATCAAATTATTATATTAAAGACAAATACATCTTCCTAGTAAAAAATGGAGCTATTGTTCCAGCAAGCAATAAATCAAAGGGAGATATTTGGGGTACTTGGGGTACAGAAACTTATTACAGCTATGGATCTTCTTCAGATTTGTGGAAAACCACCTTAACGCCAAGTGATGTCAATGCTTCTAATTTTGGGGTTGCCATCTCAGTTGAAATCCTCAACAACATTGCATATATAGATCACGTAGAAGTGTCTATTTTTTACACTAGCAGCTCCGAATCTGAATCGCAAGTTATAGATTCGTGGCTGGACTATATTGATTATCACGACCAAACTATTTCATTGGAAAAAACAAAACACCCAGTCTCAGCCAAAGAAGATATTATGGTTTTTGGAAACGGTAGGTATTTGGGAGTTTATATTGAGGGCTCTAGTGAGTTTGACGAAAAAAGATTAGATTTTGGCGAGGGGGCTGAGGTTGCCGATGTAGTCTTTCACGCTAATATGTGGTGGATAGCTGTAAATTATGGAGAAGGACGAAGAAGCCAAATCTATCTATATGACGGCTCTGCAATGAGTAATATTCTATCCGATGAGGTTGGACTTGGAAGTCAGAAAATTGGATTTTTGTATGTCCTAAATGGTATTGTTTATGTCGCCTATGATGACTTGACGGCAGATGGCTTTGCGATTGGTTGGGTTAGCGGAAGACAAATAAAACCTCTCCGATATTTCTCGGGAACATTGCCAGACCACAAGCAAAAGACACTATATAAAAGCACAATTCTTTTTGTCTCAGGAAGCGATATTTATTCTTTTGGTGCACCAGTTGAGCAGTTGCCGATACAGATTTCAAGACTAACAAGTGGCGGATATGCAAATGTTGAAGGTATTGCCGCTCCTTTTGGAACACCGATGGTTGCCTCATATAGTGGCAGTAATTACAGACTAGCAAAATTTAGTGGTCTTTCGACCAGCAGTAATTGGAAATCCGTATTTGTTGATGTTACCAAAAACAGGAGCTTGGGGAAGATACATACCGTGATCGTAAATACCAAAGCCCTGTCTTCAGGAGCAAGAGCTGATTTGACGATAGAAGGTAATCAAGGAAGCAAGACCTCAAATACAATGCAAATAACGGGGGCAAATAAGACAAGACACGTGTTTAGAACAATCAATTTACCAGCAGTTGAAGATATGAGGGTAATTGTTGATTATCAGAATGGAAGCACGAGTGCTAATTGTCCGATTAGAAAAATTGTTTGCTTAGGTAATTTTGTTGAAAGGTGAAAAAGATAGTATTTGGACTGATAATACTTTTGGTTTTAAAAGTTATGATTGATTTAACGCCAAATAATAGACCTTTGCCAGCTGAACAGGAATTGATAACACCATACATTCCTGGTGAGCGTCCATTGGGCGAAACTATCGGTGGACTTCAGATGTTTTCTAATGTCTTTAAGCGTGGTTATGGTGATAAGGTTTTTGGCTCTGATGAAAATGGCATTTGGCTTGGAGGGTCTGATTATGACAAAGGTAAATTTAAAGTCAATATGTCAGGCGAAGCGGAGATGAAAAGTGTTACTTTGGTTGACGAAAACGACCAAACTTTTATAGATGCGAAAGGTCTTGTAAGCACGGCTAATTTTTCTTCAGATATGGTTAAGGGAAGCGGTTCACAAACGACAACAAGCACCTCCTATGTTGATGTTAGTGGGTTGTCAATCAATATAACTGTTGATAGAACTCAAAAGGTATTTATATTTGCTACTATGGTTGGTGTGATAATGTCGGGAAATAGCGTTAATGTGTTGAATGGGAGGATTTTATTGGACAATTCTGTACAGGTAGGAGCTACTATGTATATGCCTGGAAGATATTTTTCGTCGTCTGGTGCTCATATTGACTCAACTTCATCAACTCAGGAACTTGTAGAATTGTCGCCGGGGACACACACAGTAAAGTTACAGTTTAAAGTTTTATTTAGCAGTGATACAGGTCAAATTAACAGGAGTGATTGTATTTTAGGTTATATTCTTATGGGAAAATGAAAAATATCTTTATCTTAACTAAGGAGCTATTTTTGTTAGATGTAAATTGATATAATTTAATAAAAGCGTTGTGTTAGACAACGCATATGTCGGGAATTTACACACCAGAACAATTGGGAATAAAACCTCCAGCAGGTGGTTTTCAAACAGGGGGATGGTATCAAGGCCGTCAATATTGGAATGGGACGTTTTCAGATCCAGGTGTTATTCATCCTTGGTCCAACCAACAAGGAGCAGGACAAGCGGTTTCGCAGGAAGTAAAAGCTCAATCTGCTGCAGCTCAAGGTGTTTCACTTCAACAATTCAATGACTACTTGGACAAAGTGAGTGTAGCCAACATTCAAGCTCCTGTAACTCCATCTTATATCACGGGCTCAACACAAAATTATGTTTCAGGATTAAATGCCGAAGTTGAAGCTGCAAGGAAAGCCTTAGAGCAAAGACTTGCACAAGACCAAGCTCAAACGCAGGCCGAACTTGAAGCAGCAAAGAAAAGAGAAGCTGAGGCTGTGCAGGGGGTAAGCACCTTGACAACCCCATTTAGGGAAACTTTAGAAAAAACAGAAAGGGAAAGATTAGGAACGGATGTAGTTTTATCTCAACAAAGACAACTTTTAGACGAATTAGATCAACTCTTAACAGAAGGAAATCAACTTATCAGACAACAAAAAGAAGTGACAGGCTTGGCTGCAATCCGTAACCCACGCATCCAAAAGACAATGGACGACATTGCGGCACGAGCAGGAGTTATTAATGCTGTAGTAAGCCTGCAAAATACTTATCTTGCAAATGCCTATCAATCAATAGATAGGTCGGTAAACGCAATAGCTCAGGATAGAAAAGATAGACTAGCTTACTATGATACAGTTTTAAATTTAGCAAACCGAGACATTATTAATCTTGATAACAAGAGTCAAGAAGTAGCAAAAGAACAAATCAATCTACTCAAGTTTGACCTAGAGCAGACCACTAAAACAGCAGATTATATCAAGCAATTGATGGTTAATCCTGATACAGCCCTACTGTTGGCTCAATCAGGAGTAACGCTCAACGATAGTATAGAAACAGTCAACAAAAAACTTGCCGATGTTCAATACGCTAATGAAGTCAGAGATTTATCAAATAAAATGTCAACCTCGGGATATGTTGCCGTCGTTGATCCCAAAAGTGTTCCTCAAAATCAACTTATTACGATTACAGACAGCAAAGGGAACAAATACTATTACAGGAAAGCAGTTACTGGAGAAAGTAGCTTTGATACAACCTCGTTCTTAAGAGATAAACTTAGGGAAGCAGGATACAAAGTAAGCGGAGGAACGCCAACGACAACGGAAACAAAAATTCCACAAGTCAATGTAGACCTTATATGGGATGAGGTGTTTGGCAATTCAATAGGAACGATGGCAGGCGCACCTGCATTTTCACCTGCTGGCGGTGTTGGCACAGTATGGAAAGACTCAACTGGTAAAAAATGGATTTATACCGTCAACGGCTGGAAAATGACTAATTCATAAGTATATAATTTAGAAAGGGGGGAAATATGCTAACCGAACAACAGATAGCAGAATTTACAAGGCGAGCAAGACTAGCTGGTCTTACTGATGACCAAATAAGACAAGAAATTGAAAAGAAAGCAAGGGAATTTGAAGGAACAACTTCACCATTGGCTCAGGCAAATACCACCACAATGGGGACTGTTTCTGCACCTTCTGCACCATCAAAAACCCAAACACAAGTCGGAGATGTTACTGGCGGAGAAAGTGGCGGATTTATTGTCAACTTCATAAAAAATCTTGTCCAACCAGCAATTGAATATGGCAAGTTTGTGGGGGAAGCAGGCTATCAGGCTGGAAGATTTGCTTTTGACCCACTGTTCAGGAAAGCTGTTTTAGGAGAAAAACTAACACCAGAAGAAGAAAAGAAATTAGCCTCGCAAAAAGCAACTTTATTCTATTCTGAAGAAGAAGCGCAGAAAAAACTATCAGACAGGGGAAAAATTGCTATAACTGGAGCAAAAGCTACTGCTGGTGCTGCGTCTTACGCTATCCCGTTTGGAGAAGGAACATCTTTAATGTCTAAAGTGTTTATTCCTGGCTTTGCTTCAGGGGCATTGTTTGAGGCGTCAAAAGAAGGAGCAACACCTGAGTCTGTTCTCGAATCTGGTGTGTCGGGGGCGTTGACTGCAGGTGCAATTGAAGGCGTTGGTGGTATGCTTTCTTGGGTAAAAGGAAAAAATGGGGAAATCATCAGGCAAAGTGAAAAGTTAGCTGAAGACACAAGAAAAATTAAGGTAAAGCCATCAGTTTTTGGGGCAAAGCAAGAGCAAGCTATAAACGAAACCCTTAATAAATATGGCTTTAAAGGTTCGGCACAAAAACAATACGAGATGCTAGAACCAACCTTGAATGAGGTAGAAAACAAAATTCAAGATTTTATTCAGAAGAACCCAGACTTATCAGTATCAGCCGACAAAATCAAAGACGCTTTTATGGACAACCTCAAAAGCTCTTTGAGAACAAGGGATTTAACTCAAAAACAAGCCATAAACGAAATTAACGGCTATCTCAACGATTTACTGATGGCAGCTAAAGGAGCTGAAGGTGCAACTGGTCAAGAACTGGTAAAAAGTGGGGTAAAAGAAATACCACTTTCTACCTTGCGGGAGATGAAGAAAATTCTCAATCAAGACTATGCAAGTGTTTTTAAAAAGATAGAAAATGGCTCATCACTCAATCCCCGTGAGAAGGTAATTGCAGCGGCTTGGGATAGTCTTGATGAGGCAATAAAAGATGTGTCTCCTGAAATAAAAGAGCTTCTTTTGGACGAAAGCAATCTCTATCGTGCAGCTCAACCTTTAGCCTCTGCAAGATTTAACCCGCCAACATTTAGAGTGGCAGGAACTTCTGTCCCTGCATCAATTACTCAGAAATTAAGAGATTTGGGCCAAGCAGTCTTAAAGAAAATAGGTCTAGGTGTAGAAAAACTACCAGAGGGAGAAGCACTTCAGAAGTCTACTCTTGAGAAGTTGGCTGCATTGACGCCTGCTGCACTAAAGGAACAAGGATTAAGCGATAGTGATATTCAAAAAGTTGAGGAACTAAAACAAAATCTGCTTCCTACTACAACACCAGTTGAAGAACAGATAACTACATCACTTTCAAACAAACCAAACCCACTAAATCCTTTTGGCGGGTTGACAAAAAGACAGGTTTTAGCTTTAGCTCTCACCAACGGAGCATCAACCAAAGATCTAGAAGAAGTAGGAAAAATCTACGATATGCTTGCTTCAGATGATAGTGTAGTCAGTGAGGAGAATATGAAGATTGCTGATACTCTACGAACCGAATACTTTAAGAGGACTCAAGAAAATGGTTGGCTTGATATTGTTAATGCCTATAACAAAGTTATCAACACCACCGATACGGCTGCTGGTGATGTTTCGCTCATCTTTGCTTTTATGAAGTTACTTGATCCTGGAAGTGTGGTTAGGGAAGGTGAATTTGCAACGGCTGAAAATACAGCTGGTATTCCTGAAAAAATCAGACTGCAGTATAACAAAGCTCTTAAAGGAGATCGGCTAACCCCAGCTCAGAGAGCAGCATATAGAAAAGAGGCAGAACGAGTTTTTCAGGTTCATCAACAGCGACAAGCTCCAATAGACGCATACTATCAAGGCTTGGCACAACGCTACGGCATTGACCCATCACTTATCGGAGTAGGACTTTATAAATAGACTACTTGATTAAATATCGCACAAGTTGAAGAAAGGCAAGAAATGAGATTGTTTTCCAAATATCTTTATACCACGGTCTCGTGCCGACAAGTTTATCCCAGCCTTTAATCTTCCTTAGAAGTTTTAAAATGACAAATGCAAGAGCAAAGACAAAGAGGAAAATTAGCAACTTCAATAAGTCTCCCATATCAAGAATACTTTAGCACAATTAGAACAGATTTGCTATAATAGACTAAAGCGTTGGAAAGGTTATCAAACCCAGCATAACGCTATGAAAAAAGGTGGCAGACCAACAAAATTCAACAGTAAGACATTTCTCAAAAAAGTAGAAAAATACCTTGCTTCACGACAAGACGAGACTGAAGTTGTGAGGGATGGCAAGCACTCTCCCGTTGTCCGTCTCAGAGTAAAACTTCCAACAATTGAAGGCTTTGCTCGTTTTTTGGGCGTTACCAAACAAACACTATTTAATTGGGAAGAAGCTCACCCTAAAGTAGCAAAGGGATTGGAACTGATAAAACAAGAGCAATTTCAGCGACTGATAGACGAAGGATTAGCAGGATACTATAACCCAACCATCACCAAACTAATTTTGTCTGCAAATCACGGAATGGAGGAGGAGACAAAACTAAAAGGGGAAATAACCCATACCTTTGATGAAAAACAAATCCAAAGAATCGCCGAGCGTATCCTTGCAAAAGGGCGAGGCGATAGTAATACATCAAGCAAAGAAAAATCTGATTGATTTTGCGATAGCCATAGACCGCAATTATCAGGATACTTGGTTTCACGAGTCGTTGGCTACTATCTTGCAATCTGCTCTTGAGAAAGTAGAGAGGGGAGAAGATGCAAGAATTATCATTCAATGTCCACCACGGCACGGAAAAAGCAACATAGCCACCATCAAGTTTCCCGCTTGGGTTCTTGGCCACCATCCCGATTGGCCGATTATTGTAGCCTCTTACTCAGGAGAGCTTGCCACTAAATTTGGTCAAGAGACAAGAGATGTAATGCAAACGCCTCAATACCAGAAAATATTTTCAACTCGATTAAGAGCTGATACCAAAGCAAAAGGATATTGGAAGACAGGAGAAGGTGGAAGCTATATGGCTACTGGTGCTGGAGGTGCTTTTACTGGTTCAGGTTTTAAGATTGGGATAGTTGATGATATTTTCAAGAACCGAGAGGAAGCAGAGTCGGAAGTGATCCGTAATTCAAGGTGGGATTGGTTTCGCTCTACTTTCTATACCCGACAAGAAGGTGCAACTGCAATTATTGTTATCAACACCCGCTGGCACACCGATGACCTTGTGGGGAGACTAATTGAAAAGCAAAAACAGGATGAGGCAGAAGATACTGAAAATTATGATAAATGGAAGATTATCAACTTTCCTGCAATTGCAACTGAAGATGAGACTTTTAGGAAAAAAGGGGAAGCATTATGGCCAGAAAAGTTTCCCATTGAGAAGATAAGGAGAACAGAAAGCACTCTTGGACCTTATGAGTTTTCAGCTTTGTATCAAGGCACACCTATTACTTCAGAAAATCAAGAATTCAAAGAGACTTGGATAAAATATCGGTCTTGGGCTGAGGTTGAGGCTTTAGATACCCGTAAATTTGCCACAATCGACCCAGGTGGAAAAGAAGCAGACAATGACTATACAGGAATTGTCAGGAATTATGTTGATAAACAAAATAAATGGAATTTAAAAGCAATGAGAGTGCATTTTGACTCAAAAGAGCTGATAAATTATATCTTCGCTTTGCACGATGAAGGATTTGAGAAAATCGGAATTGAGGAGACAGTTTACTTGAAAGCAATTAAACCATTTTTAGATGAGGAATGTTTAAGGCGAGATAAGTTTCCAAACATAGTGCCATTAAAACACAACAAGACTCAAAAAGAGGTAAGGATTAGAGGGCTTATACCACGCTACGCTTCAGGAGGAATTTTCCACATTGAAGGAGAATGCGGAGATTTAGAGAAAGAAATGGTAGTTTTTCCTAAAGGAGCACACGATGACACGCTTGATAGTTTAGCAATGCAACTTGAGATAGCAGAAGCACCGATTGACGAGTATAAACAAGCGGTATTAAGGCAACAAAGAGAAGCAAGAAAGGGTATTATTCAAAAAAACTATGGATTGTGAATGCGTTAATTATGCGGGAAAACACTTCCCCGCACTTCCCTACTACCTCTACCCTACCCTATTGAGGCTAAATTGGACTTTTTAAATATGGTTTGATATTATATTAGTATATGGATGACGACCTCATAAAAAAGCTAAAGTCAGACCCAGCCTTCATTGAGTTTCTGAATTATGTCCTTGAAAAAATAGAAGAAATAGATACGGTTAATGGTTTGGAAAATCTATCAAACGAACAAGCAGGGGAAGAAGCCAAAATCAGAAGCAAGGTTAAAGACAGGCTGAATGAGATTTTAAAACCTTTTATTGAATTTAGAGGAAAAAGAGAGCCAACAGACGAAGAAATCAAAAAAGCCGAAGAAAAGTTTGGCTTGTAAATAGGGGGTGATAAATATGCCTTGGAAGGTTGTAAAACGCTCAGGCTCAAGACCTTGGAAAATTGTCAAAACTACAACTGGTAAAGTGGTTGGTTCTTCTACGACTAAGGCTAAAGCTGAGGCAAGTGTCAGGGCAAGATATGCGGCTGAGAACAAGAGAAAATGAGCAACGAAGCGACTAAACAACAAATCCGTGCTTGGCTTGAAGAGGCAATCAGAAAAGCACAAAATCCCGATCCGAGAGAAAAAATCAAACGGGAAAGGGAAGAGAGGAGAAAAAAGGTGTCTAAATTCTATGGCCTATGAGTGGAAAAGTATACAAACTACTTCGCAAAGAAGCTAAGAAATATGGTGTGCCTTACAAGATGGCTAAGAATGCTTTTAAAAAGCTAAGCAAAAAAGAGCAAAAGATAGTATTGACAAAGGTATCTTGAAGTTATAGACTACAACCAGTATGGATTATAAAGACCTTCAGAAAAAAGCCAAAGAGCTTGGACTTCCTTACATTGGTGTCTCCCGTTCAGACCTTGAAAAAGCAATAAAAGAGAAAGAAGCCTCTAGCGATGTGGTGGCTAACGATGAGGCACTAGCTCAATCAGAAAAAATGTCTAGTGAACCCGAAGCGACTGCTCCCGCCAAAGAGGTTTCTTACAATACAGCAGTTATTATAAACAAAGAAGGAAGGGAAGTAAGAAGATACTCGTTAGAGATGCACGGAGAGAAGTGGGCAAAACTTGCAGAGGAATTTGCAAAGAAAAATGATTATAGAGTTGAAATGAAATTTGTTGAAGAAGGTATCAGATGTCCGTCTTGTGGATATGTGTTTCATTTGTCTTGACAATCTGATATAATTAAATCAGCAAATTGACATAGAAAGCGTTGTGAAGCTTGACGGTTTAGTAGGGGTGCAAGTTCGTCACAACGCTTTCTTGCTCCCCGACTTGACCGCCAAAGGGCGGTTTTTTGATTTGATTTCTACTTATGTAGATGCCATACTGGCAAAAATTTGGTCCTATGGACGATCAAACACAACAGAATAAAGAAGAAGATTTAAAAGTAACTCCTGAAGAGCTAGAAGCCGACAAGGAGTTTCAAAAGGAAGTGGCTGAAGACGAGATCAGAAGTAAAATCGCTGGGGAATTAGGGATAGACCCTGAGGAACAAAGCGAGCTTCTTGACAAACTCGTCGAAAGGGAAAAATCTTACAGGGAAAAGTTATCTGGAGCGATTAAGCAAAAGATTAACTGGAGAGAAAAAGCCCTAAAAGCTTCCGAGAAACCGAAGGAAAATCCTAAGGAGGGTAACACCCAAACACAGGAAACACCTGACATTGAATCTTTGATTGAAAAGAAGCTTGCGGAGCGTTTGGAGGCAAGAGAACTTGAAGAACTTGCTTTACCTGACGAGCTGAAAGCCGAAGTCAAAGATTTAGCAAAATTAAAAGGTATTTCTGTAAGAGAGGCAGCGCAACTTCCTTATATCCAAGCGAGAAAGGAAGAAATTGAAAGGGAAGAGCGGATAAAAAACGCAACTCCTAAGCGCTCAAACAAGGGGTCGTATGCTATGAATTATGATCCCTCAAAGCCTTTGAATCCTGCGGATTTTGACTTTAACACTGAGGAAGGCATTAAAGCCTGGAAGGAAGCAAGGGCTGCGAGGCAAAAGTATCTAGCTCAACAGAAGCAGTAAACCCCAAAATCACCTCTCTTACTTTACAAAATTAGTTTGACCTCAATTTTTAAAATTGAGTAATTTTGAAAGGGGGTGAAAAATAGAAAATATGGATGACATAAGACAAGAGTTTTGGGGTGATCTGCAAGCCGATCTATACACGGCTAATACTGCTGTGTATTTGGCTAACCAGTCGCTCGAAAACATAATCCGTCAGGATGGTCGCAAGGCTCACAAGCCGATTCTCTCTCATCCGCAGACTGGAACTTATACTCCTCACAACGATATTACATTCGACCAAAAGAAGGCTTCAAAGCAAACTCTTGAGGTTGATACATTCGAATACGCTGCTGAGGAGATCGACATCACCGAGAAAAATCAGACTCCATATGACTTACTCAATCACTCTCTTGAATCAATCCGCAGAGGTTTGATGAACAGAGTGGAGCAGGTTTATATGGGTCAAATCTCCAATGCCTTCCACTCGATTTCAGGTTCGCCTGTAACTGTTACGAGTGCAAATATCCTTGATATCCTTGAGGAGGCAGAAGGTAAGCTCGGTGCATTCGATGCCCCTTATGAGACTTCTCTAAGGGCTGCAGTTCTTGGCCCAAGAACAGTTGCAAAACTGAGGAGGGCTAAAGCTGACAGAGAGAGCCGACTCGGAGACGAGACACTGGAAAACGGTGTCGTCGGACCTTGGATGGGTTGGACTGTTGTTGAAAACAACAACCTTCCCTGGAGCGCCACATTGAACATTGCCACTAATCCAACCAACGGAGATACCGTAACGATTTCTGGCGTCAAATTCACTTTCGTATCTACTTTGGGTACAACTCCTGGCAATGTCCTGATTGGTGCTAACGCTGCTGCTTCAAGAGCAAACTTGAAGGCTGCAGTAGAAGGTGGCTCTGGAGCTGGTTTAACTTATGTTGACCTCAGCATTAGGGATAAGTTTATCCTGAGGAGAAAGAGATATGTTCGCTGCACAGCTGATGCTGCTATGGCCTTCACAGGCTTTGGTGATATATCAGTCAGCGAAACTCTGACTGCCTCTGCTGATGGTTGGACAAACCAGAAACAGCAAGCCGTCTTTATGATCCGAGGGGCTATCGACTTGGTTTTGCAGTTTGTTGACCTCAAAGTCGCCGACAAAGAAAAAGGCTTCGCCGATTTGCCGAAAGGTATCATCGGAGTTGGAGCTAAGATGTTTGACGATGGAGCGGTCTTGGCTGTAAAACTCGAGCAGGATGTAAGCGGCTTTTAAACGAACCCTGGTCTAGGGGTTTGTAACTCAACCTAGACTCGCTTTAGAGGAGATAAGCGTCATTATCTCCTCACTAAGCGAAAGGGGGTGAGACAAAAAGAGGTAAGACCCTTTTTAAAAGGGCTCTCGTAAAAAACTATGAAAATACTAAATAGAGGATTACGAGTTTATGGCGACCTTGAGGTTGGAAAATCTCTCGGTTTTATTGCTGGTAAAAATGTTGGAGGGACTGTAACACAGACAACTTCAGCATCAACGCCTGTCACCATCAATAAGTATGCAGGGCAAATTACAACTGTTGCCTTGACAACCGCTGCTGGTGCTGAGGAAGAATTTACCGTAAATAATGATAAAGTCAAAGCTACCGATGTTGTGGTTGTTTCAACTACTTATGGCGGTGCTGGAACACCAGCTGTGTCGGTTAAAGGCGTGGCTAATGGCTCATTTAAGGTTGTTATTACCAACCTTCACGCATCAACTGCTTTGAACGCCGCAATGACGATAAATTTTGCCATTATCAGGGCGGTCAATAGCTAGTTGACTGCTTACTCTGTCCCGTCAATCGGGACAGAAATAAACAGTCAAAAAGGAGGTGGTAAATATGAGTAGAGGAAGTAAACAAAGAACAGTCGGAACATCAGCTGCAAATACGGCTCAAACCGTATCTACTCCTACTGGAGCAGTGAGGAGGCTTTTGCAGGTGCTAGTGGCTTATTCTAATACTCCAACTCACAGCGGAGTTACTGTGACTTTAAACTCTGGGGCTGGAGCTGCATACGATACGGTTTTAAGCACTGGCTCTGCAAACGCTAGATATACGGTATATGTCCCTAATGGAGAAGTAATTCTCTTGGAAGATGATACTGTTGATGTTACTGCACCTGCTGGAGGAACTGGGATTACAAGTTCTGTTTCAATTTATACGGAAATTGTTGAATTCTAATGTGGACAAACAAAACAAAAACATCATCTTCCTCTCAAAATAAGTCGAAGATACCAACTACCTTTGAACGAACCCGTATTCTCACTCACGACGGCAAACAAATATTGGTTGGCAATAGTGAGAATATGGTTTTGATTTCTCAAGAGGAAGCGACTAAATGGAGTTTTAAAACAAAATCTTGATTTGTTATAATCAATAAAAGCGTTGTGTAAACGCTTATGCAAGACAAAAAATGGTCAGAGCTGTGGAAAGGAGAATATAATGCCTCAACTCAATACGAGGTTAGCGATACTGTCTCCTATAATGGCTCAACTTATACCTGCATATTATATCCGCCTGTAGGAACAGCACCAACTAATACTACCTACTGGCGATTGGTGGCACAAAAAGGTAATACTGGTGATCAGGGGCCTCAAGGGCCTCAAGGCTTAAAAGGAGACAAGGGGGACAAAGGAGATAAAGGACTAAATTGGCGAGGAACTTGGTCCAACTCAACTGCTTATTCTGTTGATGACGCCGTTTATTATAATGGCTCATCTTATGTTTGTATACAAGCAAATACTGGACAAACCCCGACAAACACCTCTTACTGGGAATTAATAGCTCAAAAGGGAGACACGGGATCACAAGGCCCGCAGGGGCCACAAGGGGTGCAAGGGCCTCAGGGGCCTCAAGGAGATGCTGGAGTTTCGGCTGGACTTCTTTATGCTTTTAATACTGATACAACCGATAGCGACCCTGGAAATGGTCAGCTTAAATTTAACAATGCCACTATATCCTCTGTTACTCAGATTTTTATAGATAACCTTGAAAACGGCGGTGGTAATGTTTCCTCTTTTATTGATACTTGGGACGACTCGACAGACCCAAATGTCAAGGGGATAATAAAAATTACCAAAAGGGGAGCAGAGAACAATTTCGCAGTTTTCAACATAACAGGTTTGGTTGTAAATGGAACGGGATACAGGAAAGTAACTGTCAGCCACGTCTCCTCGTCTGGAAGTTTCTCGGCAAGTGATATTCTGTCCGTTCTTTTCTCTCGGACTGGCAATAAAGGAACAGATGGAAGTGGTGCTGGAGATGTCGTTGGTCCCTCATCGGCAACAAATAATAACTTTGCAGCTTTTGATGGCACGACTGGAAAGCTAATAAAAGATAGTGGGTTTTCAGCCTCAAGCTTCGAGTCAGCAGGAGCTGTTTCAACTCACGCATCTTCAACCTCTACTCACGGAGTAAGTGGAAATCTGGTAGGAACAACCGATACACAGACATTAACCAACAAAAAACTCACCTCTCCTAAAATAGAAACAGCCATCCTTGACACTAACGGTAATGAAATCATTGAAACGCCTGCTACCACATCGGCTGTAAATCAAATCAAAATCACAAATGCGGCAACAGGCGTAAATCCAACCATTGAGGCTTCGGGAGATGATACCAACATCAATTTATATCTCAAGGGTAAGGGAACTGGGAGAGTCAAATTATATGATGGCTCATCCTATATTGACCCCATTAACACTAATGGTTGGGTTTCATCGGGAGACACTTGGACGTATGCTTCTGCAACTTCATTTACTATTTCAGGGGTAGATAGAACAGCAATCTTTACTAAAGGCACAAGAATAAAATTAACTCAAACAACAGATAAATATTTTGTAGTTACTTCGTCTTCATTCTCTACTAATACAACCGTCAACATTACGGGTGGGTCAGATTATACACTAGCAAATGCTACTATTACTAATCCCTATTACTCATATCAGGCTAATCCACAAGGATATCCAACCTTTTTTAATTGGACACCAACTTGGAGTAAAAGCGGGACTCCACCAAGTATTGGAAATGGCACAATCGTTGGAAAAATGATGGTTGTTGGCAATGCTGTTTATTATTATATTAAGGTTACAGCTGGAAGCACTACCACCTTTGGAGATGCTGGTTATGCTTATTACTTTGCTGGCCACCCGATATCATCTACCGACGCAGTATTTACTGGTATGGTCAACCAAGCCGCATCTCCTTATGGGAGAAGCGTTATTGGCTCACAGGGCACAGGTGGTTGGCTTTATTATAGTGCGAGTCCATACGCTTTTAATGCATCAAGTCCATTTACTCTTGTTAATGGTGACTATTTTTATATAGCTGGTTGGGGTAGTTTTTAATATGAGTATCTTTTTTCACAATTTCCTATAAAAATATAAAAAATATGACTAAAGACCAACTTATTGAAAAATTCATAGACCTGAATGAAAAAACCAACTCATTCTTGGATGGCGTATCTATGGTTCTAAGAGAATTAAATGACCAAAACAAACTCCACGCACAAGCCATAGAGGCTAACACCCAAGCTACTAAAGAGATGACAAAATCATTTAATCGGATATGGTATGTTTTCTTTATCGCAATTCTTGCTCTTGTGGTTTTAGCTGGGGCTGAAAAAGTCTTGAAGTTTTTGTAGCTTATGGAAACTTGGTATCAATTATCAGCCATCTTGAGAACGATACTTTACTTCTACATTTGCCTTACCTCCTCTATTCTCACTATTCTCTATTACAGAGCTTACTGGAAGTTTAAGACAACTCCTATAATTCAATCACTTAAGATATTTTTGCTAACTCTATCTTTTATGTTTGCTGTTCTTTGTATGTCATCTTTGTCTTACATTCTTGGCGACATTGAGAGATATAAGTTTATGGTGTCAATACTAGTAGTGCCAGCCTTTTTACTGGCAGTTGGTGTTACGGGCTTTTATCTGAAATCAACTGAAGATCAGCAGGAAGACAAAAAGAAAAGGATATAAGATTTAGAGAATAGGGGGTGAAAAAAATGAGTCAATCTCAAAAAATAGTAATAGGCGGAATAATGTGTATTTTTGGGCTGATGTTTTCATTTGCAGGTTTAATTCCCCTTGCTTTGATTAGTGGCATAATTGGGGGTTTTTTATTGTTGACTGGTCTTATACAATATTTAAGATGATATTTCTTTGGATTTTCATTATCGGCTTTTTTGAATGGAAGTTTGGTAAAAGCATTGGGGTATTGCTTGCCCCTTTGTATGCTAAGTTGTGGCAGATTATTCTGCAGATAATAAATTCTGTGTTATGACACTTGATGAATTTGTCGAAAAATACAACGGCAAGGGGATTGACTATGACAATAAGTTCTCAACCCAATGTACTGATCTATATCGGCAATATGTCAAGGAAGTCTTGGGCTTTCCTCAAAGCCCGCCAGTTGAGGGAGCTAAAGATATTTGGGATACATATTTACCCGAGTATTACAAGAGAATTGAGAACACGCCATACGGAGTGCCTGAAAAAGGAGACATTGTAATTTGGGGAACGAAAATAGGTAAGTATGGACACGTTGCTATCTTTTTAGAAGGAGATACAAAGAAGTTTAAGAGCTTTGACCAGAACTACCCGACAGGAACACTATGTCATATACAGGAGCATACTTATACAGGAGTTTTGGGCTGGCTAAAACCGATAATTAAATCTATGGAAATACCCGAATGGTTCAAAACATTGCTTCAAGAGCGAGGTTTGTCCCTTGATAGGGAAGGAGAGTTTCGTGACTTTTGGGAAAAGGCAATTAAATATGACAAAGATATTACCGACCTTCGTGAACAAATTAAAAGACTGAATGAAATAGTTGGGCCTAAATTCACAGAAGTTTCTATGTTGACAGAAAAAGTAGAAAAACTGGAAGGAGAAAAAGAAGACTTAAAGAAAGCGTTAAATGACGCAAACAAAGCGAAAGACGAATTTGAATATCAATTAAGACTTACAAATATAACACTTGAAAGAACACAGAAGGAGTTGGAAAAGGCACAAGCCGCTATACTAGCCAAAGATGATGAAATTAAACGACTTAAAGACGATAATATAGACGTCTTGAATAAGATACCCCTTTCAGAATTGATTACGGCAATCACTATGCGTATTTTAGGGAGGTGAAATAAGATGATAGTAGTAAGTAAAAGATTTCAAGTAAGAAAAGAAGACCTACAAAAGGTGGGTAAGAATGCTCTGATTTTCTTTGCACCATTGGCAGTAATTTATCTCTCTTTTGTGGCAACAGAGATAGAAAAAGACGGCTTTACTTGGGAAGATTTTAGACCTAACCTAGTAGTAGTAGGAGCAATGATACTTTATGTGATAAATGTCTTGCTTGACTTTTTTAGAAAATGGGCAAGTGAGACAAGATACACAGATTATGGAAAGGAGATTAAATGATCGGCTTGAGATACTGCACGAAAAACTAGAAGAGTTATACAGCCTAGAAGATAAGGGTTGGAGAGTAGATAATTCGATTGAAAAAGTGTGGCAAGAAATACAAAAACACAATAAACAAATGAAAGAAGGAAAAATAGAGGAGTTAAAGAAAAAATTATTTGAAATTAAAAAAGACTCAAAGTGAGAGAAAGGGAATGCCAAGCACCAGTTCACGCTGATGGTTGTCCTTGTCAGACTTGTAAAAGGACGACCTGTGATGGTTGTAATGCTACCAACGTTGACCACTTTACTCCAAAGTGCATAGCTAAAATGTGGGGTTGGAATAGAAAGCAGACTGATGCACCTGAAAATCTGCAATGGCTTTCAAGACCTTGCCATACCGAAAAAGATAGAACAACACCAAAACGAAAACAGCTAGCCTGTAAAATTGTAAGTGGTAAAACTGTTACCCTAGATGAATACTTGAGTGCTATAAATGGGAGATAACTATTCCTATAAGTTTAAATTAAGGTATTGGATAGACTAAAAAGTTATCCCAATCTGAATCTTCACTAGCTACAAGAATGACGCCACCAGATTTAAATTTGTCATTCTCAATGATGATTTCTGATGATTTAATTTCATTGACGAAGGCAGTGAATTTTCCGTTATCAACAATGAGCCTCACTCCTAAAAATTTTGCGTCATAATTCTTATAATTATAAGACTTTTCTATTGTTTTACATTCTGAATTCTCTATAATTTCCCACCAATTGTTACCATCCGCACCCAAATTAAAAAATAGCATATTATTAAGGTCCACAACTGATACTCCTATTCCGTCGCCCATACAATTGGAATTACTACCATAGATAGGATACATTGATGCCTCAACGATGTATCTTTTCCAACTATTATCGCCTATTTTCATTACTGCAAGTTTTTTACCTCTAAACAAAAAAGGCTGTCCTTCAATTACAGAAAGTCGCCCATTTACTGATGCAAATGTTCCCACTATTTGTTCCCATTGTGGACTTATTCCATTATCAAAGTTATCATAAAATAGAAGATTTGAAGGCAGTGTGGGAGTAGGATTAATAATGATTCGAGGAGTATCAGTAATCTCGGCTGTAGAGACGTTTTCTAGTTTTGCTGGCGATGTCGGTACTTCTGTAAAGGTGGGCATTAGGCTTGCGGAACGATTTCTGAAAAAAGCCGTAAATATTACACCGATAACAATACAAGAAATTAAAGCGCCAGCACCAAAACCCAATAAGACAAGAGGCCAAGATGTCTTTCTTTGTGTTGGTTGTCTTGGTTGTTGTGTTTGGCTTTGTTGTTTTTGACCACTAGCAGGAGTTTCGTCTTTGATAAAAATCTGTGGTTCTTCAGGAATTGATGACTGTTCTTGTGGCGGTTTTACTTTTGCATACTCGTATTTAATTGTCTGCCATTTCTCTAAATCGTCTTTAGTTTTTACAAATTCACTAAAGATCGGGTAGACCTCCCGAATTAATCTCTCCCGCTTGACAGTCCAATGTTCTTTTTCTGTAAAACCTAAGTAGGTGTAAATCTCCCCCATATGGTAGTCATAGGTTTTTCTCTCTTTTTTTAGGATTTCTCCTGCAATCCAATCGGGGCTTTTGCCCTGTAAAGTCCAGTAAAGTACTACTGCTTGGTCTTTACTAAGCTTTTCCAAACCTTCCCTAATTTTTCTCTCACTCATTTTTCGCTCCTCAATTGATTTTTGCCTAAAAGATTTATGCAAAATTCAGTTGTGATTGATGGGATTTTTGTGTTTACAACTAGGGAAACAAACTGGTATTTAAAAAACAAAAATCGGAGGTGTGAGATGTCAGAAAACACAAAAACAATTCAAAGCCTAACAAGTTGGTCGCTCCCTGTTGTAGGTTATGGCAAGATGATCGCCGAGCCAATTTTTAAAAACGGCTGGTATATCGTCCCGCTCGAACAGTATATAGATATTATACCAAAATTAGCCATTGAGAGCGTGGAGCAAATGAAGCAAGCTGGCGTTGAAATTGAGGGGGTAGTAATAGCCACGAGAATGAATGAACCACCAGTACAATCCCCACCACAAGATACAAACGATACCATAAGTCATATTAGCGAAATTGCATTAGGGAAAGCAGTTGAATTTGGCAAAGCTATTTTGCCAACAGCCAAAATAATTGGAAAAACAATTCTAACAATTGCAGGTGCTGTAGGTGTCATATTAGGTGTGGTCTTAATAATCGGGCTTGCTAGTGTTTGCCTGTCAAACGATCCTGTTTTGATTGTAGTTCTCAAAGACGGAACTTGGGTGGAGGTGATGCGATGGTAAAGGCTATCAGTCGTGCGTCTGTCGGTCTAGTACGTCTGACTGTCTCTTGGATAATCCGAACATTAGATTATCTGATAAGGATGGTCGTCACTGCAGTTTCTGCTCTTTGGCTTGGAATACCTTTTACCACGAACCGATTAGCAGACATTTGGACCAAACGATTAGTTCAGGCTGGTATTTCAAATCAATACGAGGAACAGATGTATAGCTTTTTTGTGGGCTTGGCAACAGCAATCGTGATTGCTGGCTGGATAATTTTAGCCTTTATCACGGTTGGTTTGGTCGGGATGATTTTTTAGAAAAAATGTGCTAATTTGGTAGGAAAGATGTTTGTTTCCTAAGGCAAATGGAGAAAAAAACAATGCGCACCATACCCAAAGAACGATACCTAGAATTATCACAAGTTTTTCACTGGGCAACAAAAGAGCATTATATCCTGATGTTGACTAAGAAAATTGAACGCCACAGACGGACAGAGACAATGTTACCCAGACTTGTGAGGAAAGGAAAACTCTCCGCCACTTATTACGGCAAGAAGTTGGTCTATTGCGCCTTAAGAAAAAACAGAAAGCGAATATCAGGAAACGAGTATTACCCGACCATTGAACACGGATTAGCTTGCACAGAAGCCTTAGTCAGATTTTGCGTATCTGATCCAAATTGTGAGCTGATTGCTGAAAGGTATCTCAGAGGACATCAAATGGTCCCTGAATGGGCAATTTTATACCCGAATAAAAGACTAATGTTTTTTGAATTCTGCACAAAGGACAACTTCAAAAGGAGAGCGGTTTTTAAAAGCAAAATTACCCGCTACCAAAATAACCTTGATGACTTGGTTTCTAAATTTGGCGAGGATGGATTTGTTCTATTTGTGATTGACGCTCCAAGAGAAGAAATCAAAAAGTTTATCAAAGAGCTAAAGGCTGGAGAGAAATTTATGTTTTGTGATTATCAGACTTTTCTCTCCGTGCCGTATGGCAAGCAGATAACCGAGCCTATCTATATTTGGGGAGGGGATGGCGAAAGCTATCCATTGAGAAATGCTTAAGTGGAGCGATATTTTTTCCCTGTTTTTTGAGAAGAGTTTATCTCCTTCAATGGCGAATGGAGATGGGGATGATTTGCCTTACGAAGGATTGACGATGGGAACGCTTTATATTGGAAGGCAAGGAACAGGAAAAACATCCTCTCTTGCACGGCATTTGGTGGACTATGCAATGACATTTCAAGATAGAGCCATATTTGTTCTTGATTGGTCAGGCTCAATCTCCGATATGATTTTGACTTTGATTGCAAGACAACCAACCGAAATAAGAGAAAGACTTTTAAAACGAGTAGTCTATGATGAGCTTGGACATCCTGAATGGATAATACCGATGCCTGAATTTTCCCCTTTGTATGGTGGCTCATATGAGGAACAAGTGCAAAGGGTGGCAAACAACTTGGTCAAACTTGCACCTGAATTGGTTAAAGACGCTCCATTTTTAGCAGGACTCGGATTAAGAGAAATTGCGCCTCAAGTTTTCAGGCTTCTAACTGCAATTACAAACGAACACGATGAGACTTGGCAAGTAACAGAAGCCAAAAGGCTAATGACTGTTTTACCACTACTTAAAAATGCAATCGGGATTTATGGCTATAAAGTGCCAGAAGCAAAATGGTTCTTTTCAAATGTATATCTTCAAATAAAGCAACAGGAGAGAGAACTTAGAAGCTACGCTGTTCTTGCTTTACTTGGAGCTGTTGAGCCAAGAGAAACAAAAGCAAGGCTAGGTTTTTACCGCCCAGGGTGGACACCGAAGGAAGCAATCAAAAATGGATTAATCGTTCTTGTCAACGGAGCAAGATTGATAAATCAGAAAAATACCCAGCACTATCTATTTACTCAAGCCTATTCGCTGATTATGTCTGAAATCAACAAAAGGACGCCTGGCAACCCAGAAGATAAACCTGTAGCACTCGTGATGGATGAGGTTTATTCGCTTTTATCAATTCCTGGTATGGCAGAGGAAGTAGGGATGCTCTCACCACTTTATCGCTCCAGAAAATTAGAGCTTTACATTGTTCTTCAGTCTTTATCCCAGCTTGCACCGACTTTGAGATCGCAGATTTGGTCAATCGGCAATATTGTCTGTTTTGCAATCTCAAACTTTGACGAAGCCTATGAAATAGCACAACAACTTTTTAAATACGAGCCACAAACGGTAAAGATGGAAGCAAGGTCAGATAACTCAAACCCAATCATTGAAACCGACAGAGGTCAATATTTAAGCATTGCCAACTGGATACAAAGAATGGCTCATAGAGAATGTATCGTTAGAAGATATTTTTCAGAAAAAGGAATGGATAAATATGTCCGCCATATCAAGCAGACTAGGCAACATACCGACTTGCCGATGGCCGAAACTTTAGACGAAATAAAAGAAAGACTACTGAAACAACGAGGTGTAAGGGTGCGTGATGCTTTGGAAATAGTGAATAACCGAGTTCTTTTAAAAACCAAAGCAGTCGACTCGCCCCCTCAGATTTAGTACCTTACAAATTTAGGCTTATACGGGGTAATCCCGATAAGCAGCCGAGAGCTAGGAAAGGGGGTGAGACCGATGTTTGAGCAACCATACCACCCGTGCCCTTTTTGCAGGAACAATTTGACGCCTTCGCCGAAAATTGTTCTTGACCACCCCGTTATCAAAACGGCGTGCGAAAAGGGTTGGGTAAGATTTGAGTGTCACGGCTGTGGCACGATTGTTTGGGCAAAACCATTTGCCAGAAAGCCGTGGATTTCATAGACAAACACGGCCAGGCTCTCTTTCGTAGCCTCGGCCGTGGAAAGGAGGTAGAAAAAAATGATAGAGCGAGTTGAAAGCGAAAAGAAAACTGAAATGCAAGCCGTAGCACAAGGCTTGATGAATACCTTTGTAGCAAGGACGGATTGCTTTGCTGTACAGCTCAAAGATGGGCGTTATTACTGCAATTGGAGCGAGCTTACTGCAGATCACATTATCCGCCACCTGCAGGGAAAAATGACTTTGGGCGTTTATCTATTAGATCAAAATGGAATGGCAAAGTATGCTGTAATCGATGCCGATGATGATATTGAACTTGAGAAATTAAGAAATATACAAGAAAAACTACCCCTGCCGTCATACTTGGAACTTTCAAGGAGAGGAGGGCATTTGTGGTTTTTCTTTGCCGAACCAGTAAACGGCAAGGTTGCCAAAAACTTTGGTTTGGAAATCGCTAAAAGATATACGGTCAATGCAGAGGTTTTCCCAAAGCAAGCAGAAAGTAGTGGACCAGGCTCGTGTATCAGGTTTCCTTTTGGTATCCATCTGAAAAATGGAAAGAGATATCCATTTGAAGGATTAGGAGATTGGAGAGGCCAGATAAACGAACTCTCAAATCCAAGAAAAGTGCCAGTGCCAGAGATTTTAAAGTATCAATACCAAGAACCACAAAAAACACTAAAGAGAAATCCTTTGAATGGAGAATTGCCTTTATGGGAGAAAGTAAAAAGACAAATTACTGTTTTAGAGCTTGTTGAAAACTATGTTAATTTAGATAGTAAAGGAGTAGGAAAATGTCCATTTCACGACGACAATCACCCAAGCTTTTCAGTCAACATCAAGGAAAATTATTGGCATTGCTTTGCTGGTTGCGGTGGTGGTTCGGTTATTGATTTTTGGATGAAGCTCAATAATATGGAATTCAAAGATGCAGTTAGTGATTTAGCAGAAAGGTTAGGAATAAAATGAACGAGATTGTTTACACAATTCCTGAGGTCGCACAATTTTTAAAAATCTCAAAAAGCAAGGTCTATTATCTCGTTAAGCGGAACGAAATACCACATATCAGAATTCAGCGAAATGTACGAATTCTGCAAAGTGATCTTTTGGCCTGGCTGAAGATGAAAAAATCGCAAGAGCCAAGCCAGATGGTTTTTGCCATAGACAGGATGTTTGAAATAATGCAAAATGATTGAAAAGTTGACATAGTTTGATACATCTACTCTGCTTAGAGTATCTAAAAATTGATATAGTTTGATATAGTTTTAACCTATTGACAAGTCTTAATATATATAAAGTGATGACAATGACACAAAAAAGAAAAATCGTCAGCATTAGATTTGTTAAAAAATACTTCAGGGTGTCCATTCCAACACTCAAAAAATGGGAAAAAGAAGGTCGGCTTGTTGCCTTCGCCAGAAATGCAAGAGGAGATAGAGTTTATAGATGGAGTGATGTTGAGAAATTTATTGAGAATTGTCCTAAGGGATAAAAGCATATGACTGCCCAGTCAATCTACAAAATAAAAATTAAAACTCCAACTGCCAAAAACGGCAGTTGGTTTATTTCATACCCGACCAATAATAAAATGACGACAATAAAAAGAGAAGATGGTAGGGTGGTATACCACCTCGTAAAACGAAAGATATTGAAATTTTTAGCTTCGGCCAAAGGGGGTAAGACAGGGGTTTCTGTCTTTTACCCACATAAGTATCGGAATGAGACAAAAATTGACAGTAACTATCAGGCTACGATCTACGCTTTAGCTTGTTTTCTCGAGGACTATTTACCTTATTCGACTATAAAAAGGGCTGAGAAAGAATTTTTAAATTCAATATGCAAAAGCTAATTATAAAAAATAAATTTGGTGTTGTTCCTAACTCTATTTTGAATTCAAATGAAATAAGCCTAAAAGCAAAAGGTCTTTATGGCTATCTTCAATCCAAACCTAGTGGGTGGAGGTTTAGCGTCAGTAGAATAGCCTCACAATGCAAAGAAGGCAAATCAGCAATCAGAGAAGCATTAAAAGAGCTAGAAAGTGTTGGGCTTCTTGTTCGCAAACCTGTCCGAAAATCTAACGGTTTTTGGGATGGATACGCATATATCCTATTTGAAAAATCCGTTGTCCGAAAATCGGACGACGGATTTTCCGACGACGGATTTCTTGAATACCCTAGTAATAAAGAATATAGTAAAAAAGATATAGTAAAAAAGAATAATAATACCGTTAATAACGGTGATAAAAATCTTTTAAAAAAGTTACCTTCCTTACAAATTCCTTCTCTAAAAATAGAATACATTAAAGATGAAATTCTAAAACAACTAAAAGACGAACATTCAGAGAATTTTTATAGATTGGTAGCTTCTAAAATTCCTGAGCACATTATCAGAAAAACGCTAGCAGAAATCAGGCAAGACGGAGCAGAGAATCCAGCAAGAGTTTTTAGCTACCGTATGAAAAAGTATGCTCAGAATAAACTAACGGGTGGAAGCTAATATTGTGCGACATTGTATGAAAAAACTAACTAACCCAGAAGAAATAAAAGAATATGTAATCTCAACTATCAGAAGTGGAGATAAAGATAGGATTCAGAAAGTCCTAATGAGATATTTTACTGTTTTAAAAGAAGAAGAACAAAAAAATTCGGCGAGAGTAGTTGAAGAAGCGAAGAGGGTTTTTGAAGTTTAAAAATTATTGTGCGAGGCAAATTTTACAATTGCTACGGTTATTGCTACTATTGGTTTATAAGGAAGACTTAACCCCCTATATATCAGGTATTTAGATGCAATAATCCTTATATATAGGCGCCCCCGGCGAGATTCGAACTCACAACCATCTGATCCGAAGTCAGGCGCTCTGTCCGTTGAGCTACGGGGGCATACGTCAAATATAGCTAAAATGTCCAATAAACCGCTGATTATTATGTATAGTAGATATTGGTTTTGTCTATTAACTCCTTTCTTTCCATTATATCTATCCTGATTCCTACGGTTTTCGAAACAGGCTATCTATTTTGTCCGCCGCTTCTTTCTGAAAGTTTGGAAGGAGGTGCGAGTAGGTGTCAAGCGTCCGTTCAATGGAGCTGTGTCCAAGAGCCTCCTGCACGACTTTCGGGTGCGTCCCGGAAAGAAGCTGAAGAGAAGCGTAGGAATGTCTAAGTGAATGGAATTTTACCCTCGGAAGCCTTACTTTGGCAAGGGATTTGTGAAAATGTCTTCGGATGTGGCTGGCATGCTGACAATACCGTTTAGACGGATGTCCCATTGAATTCATCTCTTGAGCCCTGGGGAAGACTCGATGCGTCATGATTGAAGAATTTTTAATACAATCAATAATATGGTTTTAGAGCAGGATATAGCTGTCGAAATTTCTGGTACAGGTTTTCATAATCGGCAGCGATAGAAGGTTCTGGATTGATAATTTGATTTA